GCTGGAACAACAGCAACAGTTCCAGTAGGAGCTGCTGTCAATCAGCCTGGAATTGCATTAAGTATAGTTTCTGCTACACCAGTTTTACCAACGGCGGGAGTTCAGTTATATGCTACAACATCATCATTGTTAGGTATTGCTACTTCACTTGGAACATTATCAATGTCGGCAAGTCAAATGAATACATCAAGAACGGATTACACATTATTCACTTCTCCAACAACACTTAATATCGGTCAGGCTGGAGCTGGATATACTCTTAATCTTGCAACACAATCAATATCTAGTACTGGAACAAGTATTATAAATATAGGAACTGGAAGCAGCAATGCAACTGGTGCCGCTCAAATTATAAATATTGGAACTGGATATAAGCCAATAGGAGGAAACTATTTTTATTTTGGTTCTTCAAGCGGAGGAACTAATCAAGCAATATTTAATTCAACACTGACAATAAATGGTAATACAACTTCTAATGGAAATATAACAGCTGCATCAAGCACAATTACCGCCGCATCAGTTGTCGGCGGCGGCTTAGATTTAGTTTACTCAGGCTCATTTTCTTCAGCATCATCTATTTCCGTAGACAATGTTTTTACAACAAAGTATACAAACTATAAAGTTATTGTGATTTTTTCAGGTGCAAGCGGTACATCACCATCTCAATTTACTTTAAGATTAAGGTCTTCTGGCGTAGATAATGTTACTAATTATACTACATATATGTATGGTATGGCAACTGCTGGCGGGGGATCAACATCCATTGTCTCTAATGCTTCCACTAGCTTTTATCCCTTTGGGTCTACTTCTGTATATATGTCTACAACACAACCATTTGTTTTTGAGTTATTAAATCCAGCAACAGCTCAAAACACAGGATTATATGGAATTAACGCTGCTGGTTCAAATCCAGGAGTAAGTGTTTACATGACGGGCAATGGTAATCATAACACTGCAATAGCCTGTGATGGATTCACAATGAATTCTGGTATTAGTACACTAACATATGCTGGAACAATAAAGGTCTATGGATATCATAATTAAAGAAAAGGTAGAATAAATAGTATGTCATATGATTTAAGAATACTAAGAGATAATCCAATTGGATATTGGTCATTTAACGGAACTTTAAACGATTTAACATCAGCATCTAATCATGCAAGTGGAACGGGAATTCAGTATACATCCCCGCCAATTATTGCAAATAGCGGATCGTCTTTGAGAATAAATAATAGTTCAAGCGTTACTATTGGAAATTCTTCAAAAAACTATCAATTTATTACAAATTATTCTTATAAAAATATATTTACTATTGCTTTTTGGTTTAATCTAAATAATCAATTAACAGGTGCTGGGTCTAGTAGTAATCCTTATACATCAAACAAACTAAAACTTATCAACATAAAGGTTGCTGGAAATGACTTGGGTGGAATATATTATGATTATTTATCTAATACCATTAGGTTTGGAATGACACCAATATCAACAACTCAAATCCAAACTGAAGCGTATTGTGTTTTAAATAACAACGATTTGTCGTATTATGTTGTTGCAACCTACTCTGAAGGCAATTTATATCTTACTGTAAACGGAAAAGAAGGTGCTGGAGGAACAGTAAAAGGACTAGATTCTACAATTGTTTACAATTCTAATCAACTTAGTTTTACAATTGATGGTACATCAAGCATTATATCTTCTTCAACAACTCCAAGCAACTTTCTAATTAATTCTCTTGCGTTTTTTAATTATAAACTAAGACCAGAACAAATTAGAAGTCATATGGTTTGGGCTGGGAACAATGGAAAGCCAAATTATCAGGGAACAATAAGTCCAGACACATCCTTATTTGACCTAGACAATAAGGTAGATGAGTTAGGAAATAGAAAAGTTATTTCTGGATTAGATTTTAGTAAAAATGGCTATTATAAAAATTTAGCTATAGATGAACAAGGTCTTAAACCATTTCAACTAGATAATGCTACTTTTTATAAGTCTTCTTATTCAAATACTACCCCATCCTACACAATTAATACAACAAATGGAATAACTATTGTTGGAAATGCTGGAGTATTATCAGACGAATTTTTAAAACAAATTTCTACATCATCTGGAGTTTCTATTGGAATGCAAATTGTTAGGACAAAACCAGTTAATGAAACATTATTTGAAATTCAAAATTTAACAAATAAAGCTGGAAGACAATGTGATATAAGAGTAGACTATGAATATACTTCAGGTAGTGCTTTTTACAAATTATCTTCATTTTTCCCAGACACACAATCATCTTCTGTAGCAATTAATTTATTTGCTGGAGCTTCTACAACATCAACAAACTTAGGTTTGTATTTAGGACAATCTGGAGCATTTTTGTATGTTAGTGATAATTCTGGAAAAACTGCAGGGATTAATTATATTCGATGGTGGAATGGACCCTTTGATTTTGGGGCATACCCAAGAATTTTTGTTGGAAATACTTTTATTAATTACGGTGTATCATCAATTAAGGATCACTCAACAATTAAAAATTTTGGAGTAATTGAAGGTTCGCCAAATAGCGAGAGTGGCTTTAAAAGCACCTTTGATTTTGTTTCGGCTTCTTCTTATACAAGATTGATGAAATTTACAAATTCATCAAATCCTTTTAAAATTACACAATTTGGTTGTTGGGAGTATGTAATTCCAGTAACTAATGTAATTAACTGTTATTTACTTGGAACAGCAATAGATTGGTCAGGAATGGACAATGTTTTGGTTAAAACATCTATAGATGGTGGAAAAACATATAGTAATGTTGTAAGACAACAGCCAATTACAGCATTACCACTGACTGGAGCATCTAAAAATGTTAATGTTAGAGTAGAAATAGAATCTGATTATACTGTAGATGAAAAATCTCAAGCATTTAACAATTTTGAATATGTTTTGTATAAAAATTTATCGTTTTTTTCAAATGGTTTTTTCTATTCTTTATCTAACAACTCTAATAACTTTGTTGTTTCAAATAATATAAACAATAATATTTTAAATAGACCAAAAAACTTTGGATTAAGATTCTATGGAGATTCTAATAAAATGCAGGGAAATGCAACAATTGATGTTCCAACTGGAGCTAGTTATTCTGCAATAGAGTTTTGGTATAGACCAGAAAAAATAATATCGTCTGCATCAAATTATATATTAAATAATATTTTGAGTGCGACAGCAAGTCCGTCAATATGGATTAATACATCTTCTAAATTTGAGTCTTTGGGTGGAACCTTATATATAAATGGTGCATCTGTGGCACAAAATTCTATTACCGCATCGGCTGGAGAATTGTATCATATTACCCTATTATTATCATCCCCCCAAACATCAAGTTTATATCTGAACGGATATAATTGGAGCAATACGGCAAGTTCCAGTTTTGGAACTTTTGGAAACATTCAATTTTGGAATACATCAGTTTCCTCATCAACGGTTCTTGAAAGATACTCTTCTTTTGTTGGAAGAACAGCTTCGGCAATTATTGATAATAATACTAATAAAATATACTCTGCTTCGTTATCAGATCGCTTTGTCATTACTAAAATTGGTAGTATTTCGTAACAAAATTTCGTTTTCATAAACAAAAATGGTAAAATTTATTTATGACAGGAATGAGAATAACAGAAGTTGAAGAAGTCAACTATGGACTTTATTTGTGGCAAACTCCCGATGGAAAACTTGTTGTAGATGAAGATGGCAATTATCTAAATATTGCTGCAATGAAAGGGGATATTAGAAAAATTAATATTCTTAAAAAAGCGGCAAAATCTTATGGATTAGAAGGACAACCAGTGTGGTTTTCTGGACACCGACAAGTTACGGAAGCCGAATATGAAGAGCAGAGACAAAGAATGGACTGGGGATTGATTCCAGATGAACTGGATGTTCCTGCTATTAAAGAAGATATTGAACAAAAGAAAAAGATGGGACTTTATAAATAATGGCAAGTTTAACACCCGTAGACGATAACGATGATGATATCCAAACAATTAAAATAGTTTCTGACCGTGATCGTGTAGCAAGATCTGCAGAATACGAATATGATGACCCTTTTGCAAAAAACTGGGACGAACTTAAAAAAATTGACGGGCTCAGTGAAAATTTTAAGCGTAGAGCAAACAGATTAGAAAAGTCATTTACTGGTATAGATGATGCCAAATCAAAAAAACTAGACCCACTAGACCTAACTGGATATTCGTTATTTATGATTGTCCAGCCTCCGTATAATGTTATGTACCTGGCTCAACTTTTTGATATGTCTCCATTTCATCACGCCGCAGTAGAGGCAAAGGTAGCAAATGTTATTGGTCTTGGTTATGAGTTTATAGAAACTCAAAAGACTTTGGACAAAGTTGAAGATGCAATGGATAATCCCGCCAGATTGGAAAAAATTCGCAGGAACATTGCTAGAGGACGTTCAGAACTAAAGCAGTACATGGAGAACATGAACTCTGATGACGGATTCCTTGAAACCCTTAAAAAAGCATATACAGATTTAGAAGTTACTGGAAACGCCTACATTGAAATTGGTCGAACATCTTCTGGAAAAATAGGATACATTGGTCATATTCCAGCTATTACAATGCGTATACGCCGACATAGAGATGGGTTTGTTCAGGTTGTTTACAACCGCTATACATTCTTTAGAAACTATGGAGACACGACAACAGAAGATCAGATTGGTACAGATCCAAGACCAAACGAAGTAATTCACCTAAAGAAATATTCTCCAACAAATACTTATTATGGAATTCCAGACATTATGTCTGCAAAAAATGCGGTGGCGGGTGATGAATTTGCTCAGAGATTTAACCTTGATTACTTTGAAAACAAAGCTGTTCCAAGATATATTATTACCGTAAAGGGTGCTCGCCTAAATGCAGAATCAGAAAGAAAACTTTTAGAGTTTTTCCAAACAGGTCTTAAAGGAAGAAACCATAGAACTCTTTACATCCCGCTCCCATCCGATGGAGAAAATGCAAGAGTAGAATTTAATATGGAGCCGATTGAAGCTGGAATCCAAGATTCTTCATTTACCAACTACGCAATTGAAAGTCGTGACCGTATTCTTTTGGCTCACCGAGTTCCAATTAGCAAGCTAGGAACTCCCCAAGGAACTTCACTTGCTGGGGCAAGAGATGCAGATAAAACCTTTAAAGAACAGGTTTGTAGACCAATGCAAGATTATATAGAAAAGAAATTAAGCGGTGTTATTGCTGAAATAACAGATGCTTTTTCTCTACAATTTAACGAACTTACTCTTACAGATGAAGAAATGCAAGCAAGAATAGATGATGTATACCTAAAGGATCAGGTAATTACACCCAACGATGTTAGACTTAGAAAGGGTATGCCTCCAAGAGAAGGCGGAGACGAACCGCTGGTAATTGGTGCAAAAGATGCTGCAGAAATGAAAGCACAGGCAAATGGCACAAGACAAAGAGATCAAAAAAGAAAAATAAACGCTCCAGATACCCAGGGAGATGCTCGTAACCCAAAGGGTGAAGGAAGAACACAGGAGTAAAGTGATACTGTAAATTTTGTATTCATTACAAAACTTGGTATCATTTAATTAGTATGAATATTCAAAAAGCTACATGGCTGAATGGTGATCGTAAGATGAATCTTGCTTTCCCGTTCGCAAAAGTCGATAAGGAAAATCGTACCGTTTCTGGTTTTGCAACACTAGATAATGTTGACAGACACGGAGATATTGTTACATCAGATGCGAGCAAGGCTGCATTTGAAAGATTTCGCGGTAATTTAAGAGAAATGCATCAACCAATTGCTGTTGGTAAAGTTCTTTCATTTAATGAAGAAGACTATTATGATGCAAATGAAGGAAAAAATTACAAAGGTGTATTTGTACAAGCTTATATTTCAAAGGGTGCTCAGGATACTTGGGAAAAGGTTCTTGATGGCACCCTTACTGGTTTTTCAATAGGTGGAAATATAATTACTGCATCTATGGAAAAAGGCGATAGTGACACAGATGAAGAACGCAGAGTTATTAAAGAATATGACTTACATGAACTTAGTCTTGTTGACAATCCCGCCAATCCACTTGCAAATGTTTTTTCAATTCAAAAAAGTGGAGATAGTTTAATTTTTAAGGGGATGGCAGCAGAAATTGAAACAGAAAATGTCTTCTGGTGCGGAACAGATCAGGTTGCTACGGCTTATTCGGGAGAAACAAAAAGTTGCAGCATTTGCGGCGATTCAATGGAGACCATTGGGTGGGTTGAAAAAAATGATACAGAAAAGAATTTCGCTATTCAGAAAGTAGTAGACACATACTTACAAAAAGATGATGCACCAGGTCCTGAACATGGACCAAACAATATTGCTTTAGAGTCAGCATCATCACCAATTAATTCTCAGGATACAATTAATAGATATCCTGATCAAAATAACATCAGTACTACCCGTCAGGGTACTATGGATGATACTAGAAAAAAAATCAGCAAAGGAGGTAGTCTCGTGACAGAAGAAAATCTAGAAACTCAGGAAGCTGAAGAAATCAACGAAGTGGTTGAAGAAGTAGAAAGTAACGAAGATACAGCAATTGAAAAGGCTGTTGAAGTTTCAGAGGTAGAGGTTGATGACCTAGACCTTACGAAGATGGTTACAGACCTCAAAGACTTTGTTGGTGAAAAGCTTGAGAAGAGCGCAGAAAGCGCAAAAGATAGCACTAAAGAACTTAAAAAAGCTCTAAAGGCAGAAACTTCGGATTTGACAAAGAAATTTGAAGCTCTTCATGCAGAAAAAGAAGAGCTGGCTAAGTCTGTAGATGCTCTTAACACTCTTGTTACCGAACTACAAAAGTCTCTTTCAGAGACAAATGAAAGAATCGCATCATACGAAAGCGATACTGCAATTAAGAAATCAGGCGAAGTGGATAAGCCAGCAGCGGTAGCAAAGAATGATGATTTTTGGCAAGGATCCTTCCTCGGAGTAAATGCCCTTTAAAAAACCACTATTGAAAGGTAGGTGAAATAAAAATATGAGTAACGAACTTTTACAAAAAGTAATTGATACAACAAATCTCGGTACACCAAACTCTGACTTGTCAGGCGATGGCGTAACTCGTTCTGGTACAGGTCTTCTTTACCCAGATCAGGCTAACCGTTTCTTGGACTACATGTGGGATGCTACAATTTTGGCTAAGTCAGCTCGTACAATCCGTATGCGCTCTAACACAACTGAAATTGATCGTGTTGCAGTAGGTCAGAGAATTATGACGGTTGCATCTGAAGAGAATCCTCGTGACTACACAAATAGCACAGGTGCAGGATTCACAGCAGCAGGTGCTTTGTTCTCAAAGATCTCTTTGACAACCCGCAAGCTCCGTCTTGACTGGGAACTCTCAGCAGAAGCTCTTGAGGATAACCTTGAGGGTCCAGATCTAGAAGATCATATCGCCCGTTTGATGGCTACACAGGCTGGTAACGATGTTGAAGA